TGGTCGTATTATGATAGTATCATATGATTGTTGTCCACTAAAAGGATTACCTTCAATATATAATTTTAATACTGTATCTGTTTCGGTTGTTGGTATTAATGAGTTAATAGTATAAACCTCATCATTTATAATGACCCCATATTTAGGATATTCTAATGTTATATCTCTCAATGGTGATACAGAAAATTCTCTTAGTTGTAAATTTCTTGCAGCATCAATAGTATAATCAATATCCAATGGATTTCTAATAGATTCCAATGGTATTTCAAAATATGTTTCATTTTCAACACTATCATATTGTATGTTAATTGCAGTTTTTGTAATATTATATTGTGTTGTTGCTGAATATATTTCTAATGCCGCAGGGTAAAAATTTATTATTTTTGTAACGGATACCGACATTCTTTTTGCTAGCGATCCATACAATGTAAAGTTTGTTATTTCACTTAAATCGTAATTAGGATATACTTGAAAATTTTTAGCAACAAGGAGTTTTGATTGTTCAATATCTGAGATATTTAACGTACTCAAGGATATTGGATCAGAAAATGTTCCAATAGTAAAAGTTCTGTTAACCTTTTCAGTAACGTTTGTTGTAAACTCAAAATTCGCTTGCGTAAGTCCTCCACCGGCAACTAATTGTACCCCAACCAAATTGTCAGAAAAACTACCTTCACCGCTTGCTTGTGGTGGGCAAGTATATTTTGTAACCGCCATTATCCTGTTATGTTTGTAAAGTTCTTAGTAAAGTCAATGTTATTACCTCTATCTTGTCTAACCTCATACAATAAGTCATTGAATTGATCTCTAATCTCATACAAATTGTATTGTTTAAAGATGTTGTTATTATTGTCGTAAATAGTATAAATTCCGTCATCAATTGATTTAGTTTGATTACCATAAAGAGCAATCGCAAGTGTTGATATATCGTGTTCAACTATTTCAATTTCAGTTGTTATAGGATTAAAAAATGTGTTTGATATGACAATATCTTGATTTGGTTGTCCTATAAATGGAGTTGCGTTTGGTTTATTAGTTGGTGATGATGATGGTGATAATGTACAAAAAACTAAATTTGTTACCCCTTCAGTATATCTATATCTTATAGATTTTTGTGATGTATTTGTTAAATTCTGTATAACAGGTTCACAATAAAATGATGAGGTAATCATTCTAAAGAAATTAGGTATTTTCGTACCATCGGAATTTAAATACTCTACTCTAAATCCAATTAATCCTTGATTAACGAACTTATTTCTAAATTGTGTTGGGACATTATTAACATCAATCACAATACCTTTTACGTTAGGTAATGCCGATAAAATTCCACAATCAGTAATTCTTGTTCTTATCTCCGCAGGTCTGATATATAAAGTATAAATTCCTAACTTATTAAATTGATCTGCAGGTAATTTTAAATTATATAAACCACCCAATATTTCAACATTAGCGTTTCCGCCAGTTTCATTATTGTTAAAATATGGTCGTAAAATTGTTTTTGCATCCAATTTTGTTAATACAAAATTATCAGTATCGTCTCTGCTTGGTGTATAGTTTAAAATGATATCAACATCATCAGGACTAACATCAGCGGGTCTTATTGTTCCGTAACTACCTGTCGCCACAATTTTTATTTTTAAATTTTGTTTATCGTTTTAAATATAAATACTTAAAATCATTGTTTTTCTACATTAAAAAATCCGTATCCGTACTTCTCTAAATCACCAACATTGTCCACCTCACCCAATCTTTCCACATATTCTAACGCAGACATTTTTCCTCTTTCAATAAAGACATTTGATATTATTTCAGGTTGATCTATAACATTTATTAATGCTTCATTTTTGGTTATTGCCGATAATATTAGATCATCTTGTGTAAAACCTGAAGATTGTATCACATATAATGTTGTTCCATCAGGATAATCATAATAATCCACACCATTTATGGTATATGCAATGTATTCATTATTAGGATCCGTCCCCCAATATGTCCCAACAGTATTTGAAGTACCAGTTACTTCAATCCCAAGTTTAAATTTACCTCCCGATAGTGCGTATTTAGGCCCGTATTGAGCAAGATCGTTAACGGATGATTGAGTATATCCTGTTATAATAAAAGGAACCGTAGTATAGTTATAACTATAAAAATCATTTATGTCTGTATTTGAGTCTCCTGTAAATATGTAATCATAATTTATTGGGGTTGCACTCCAATTACCATTAAAAGATGTAAAAGTTGCAACACCAAAAGGATCCAAATTTGGTACAAACACATATGGAACCGTGATTGTTTTTGAAACTTGTGATATTCCCCAAGGTGATGTTGCATTTATTGTTATTACATATTGACCATTCCCAATAGGATAGTTGTGTGTTATCGGTAAAGCACCACTTAATGTTTGTACTGTGGATCCATCTCCCCAATCAATGGTAAATGTCGTTACATTCAAAAATGTTTTAAACTCAAGATCGGATGTGTTATAGACATAATAGGTATATGGACTACCCGTTGTTGCCGAAAATATGAAATTCGTAACAACATCTTTTTGTAGGATAGCACCATCAAATACAGAGTAGTACCCATAATCAACCGCGGTCTGTGTGAACAATAATGGTATCGTCAAACCTGTCATCACAGAAGTACCTCCTGATGCCCCAGATAACACATATGTCATTCCTGTATACACACCTGTAGTACCTGATATTGTATTTTCGGTAATTGCGGTGATAGGACAACAAGGATCAATATCATAGTTATATTCAATCCCATCTATATAATTTATTGTTAATAGATCGGATTTAATATTTTCGGGCGATATTTTAAAATAATATTTTTGTTCTACCATATTACACAGGATTTACATATTCATACCATACAATAGGTAATGAGTCTAACCCAACTCTTTGAACTAAATTTGTTGGATTAAAAACCTCATAAGTTTTATTATTATAATTTAAATTAACTTTATAGTAGAAATAATTTTCACCATTAAAGGTAAAAGGACTTGCTATTTGGAATTGTGGTGTGTTAATCATGGTGGTGAAAACCCCGGTTCTTCCGTTAAAGAACTTAGCGGACATATAGAATTCAGATAGATCTATGAAATCTCTACTTCTTAACCAATAAATAAAAAACCCTTCTTTATCCCCAATAAAATCTAATTTCATTTTTGGTTTTTTAACATTAACATTAGGTAATGTTTGTGATATTGATATATTTTCGGTAAAACCTTGCTGAACGGGCAAAATTATTGTGAAATAATTTTTTTGTGTTGTTGGGTTTGCCGTATCATAAAAATCCAATTTGAAGAAGGACTTCGTAAATGGTTTTCTATAGTAATATAATTCTTCACCCGTAAATCCATCAACTTGATAACTATCCACATAATCAGTTATATTGGCGGTTGGTATATTTGCGGTACTACCACTATAAAAATAAAATTCATAATTTATTGATGTCTTTTCAACATTTTGTTCAAAATAAGTATTGTGTGAAAATCTATCAATTTCAAAATCATTAGCCAAACCAATAACTTCTTCCAATACGGTTTTTTGATATTCTTCAACACTATCTTCCCTACCACTGAAATCCCACTTAATTTCAATAGGAATATCTATCTGTCTATCAAGACTAGATTGTAGTATTTTATATTTACTCACACTCATCTATTGTCGGGTCATCAATTTCGTTTATAAACTGATTGGCAGTTTGAGATCCTTCAGGTATTAATCTAAATATGGTATTAACAAAAGGATAGTGTTTACCATTCATAAATGGATAATCAACCCCAAGTCCATCACCATCAATGAACCCATAAGGATATAAATCTCTCCATCTAAAACTATTAGATAAATTAGAATAGAATGAATAATCAGGTATATCAACAATTTCCAAAGATTCCCCTTCCTCAATGTAATCCGAAAATACTCTAATCGTTATTGGGTTGTGAGGTTTATAATAATACCCAAATTGATTGTTAACATTTATTGTATTATTTAATGAGAACCAAAAAGGGTTGAAGGTTATTTTATGATATAGATCAGATATTACCCTTTCTGTTTGTTCGTACGAATTAAACTCACAGAAATCCCCATCAATAATATCGTCAACTTGTAAGTTTTCATGATATATAAATGGCCCGGTTGGTGGGGTGGTTTGACTAAAATATGTGTTAGTAGGTATTGTGGTATTAGATGAAGAGTTTGCAACATCCCACCAAGGTGATGGTTGTCCATAAAATAATGGGAGATTAAACTCATACCCTTGTTTAAGTTCTTTTGTCCATCCAAAATAACCTCTCCATATTGTTGTAAAATATAATTCCGTTAGTGGTCGTTTTTGATTGTCCACCAAATCACTTATATCAATATCAACATTAAAGGATAATGTGTATGCTTGCCCACCTTCTTTAACGGAAGACCTAGCAATATTATTAGGAGTTAAAACCGCTGGTTCATATTTAATTTTTGAGTTAAATATGTTTTGTTCAAATCCAGCCTTAACCAAAATCGCATCTTCAGAATTTGTTAAAATCTTATGTCTTCTTACATAATAAGTTGAAATTGTTTCAGACTCATTATCGTTGTTTATCACTCTTTTAAATGTCCCTGTATTTCCCTGTAAAAATGTTGTTCCCGTATATCCAACATTACTTATGTTGAAAACAAACTCTTCACTACCAAACCCAGGATTACCTAAACTTGATATTAGGAAAAGATCTTGACCATTATAATCAAAAGATAATTTAACATATTCCCCAACAGAAAGTCCGTGAGGCATCACACATCTAAATGATATATTTCTTGTATTATTATTACTTCCCGTATCAATTATAAATGGTATACCATCAGATACCGTCCAAACCCATGATACCGATGTTTGTGGATCAATCGCCTGTAAAGTCCTATTACTAACATTTTCATATGCATAACTCAAATAATGCGTCCAATTATAGGTTGTCGCACTTTTGTTAACGAATGTTAAATGATTGTTCGGTGGTTGGGTGTATCCTACATTATTATTGTCAGTTCTGATGAAATCAAATTCAAAATATTGAGGATGTCCTTCCCACGGAGAAGATGGGTTTGATAGTGAAGAAACCGCATTATTAACCGCATTGGTATAATATAAATTATTTTTAAATGGTGTATATGAAACGGATCCAACATATTCATTTTTAAATATGAATGAAAATTTTGTAACAGGTCTAAATATGTTTGATTTTTCTCGTTCATCAATAAAAACCTGCTGAAGATTTAAATCAACACTACGATCAAACTCAACATTCTCCTTATGTGTTTGTTCCAATACAACATTTGGTGATAAAATCGTATTAGGAGATGTTTTGTATCTTAATGACCCTAAAATTATTCTTGTTTCATCATCAATTCCCATTAGTCTTCTGCTGTATCTATATATAGTTTTATAAACCTATTTAATGCGGTTTTACCATTCTTTAACCCAAAATAAAAATGATTTGGAGTCCCAACAATAACAGGATTGGCAATTGGTGGTGTGCTTATAACAGGATTACCACTTGAATCAAAATTAGTTATGAACCCGTAATAAATATTAGGGAATGATCCTCCCATTAATGCGGTTTTAAAATAATCATCATTAGACGCATCTAACCCTTGATACCTTTGACTATAGAACCCTGTACCTGTTTGATTACCATTTGCAGTGGTAAACCAATTATTATCTTCATTACCGAAAATACTATTACTACTTTCTATTTTCCATTTATACAATGGTACTTCTTGAGATTTAGGATAACCATATATTGTCTGTAATAATGGTGAGAAATTGTATATGTTAATTCCCGGAGACAAAGCTCTTCTATTTCTATACTCACTATTATTTGTTACTCCTGTTGCATTATAGAACACACCAAAGACAGGCCCGGTTGAGTCTTGACCAACATATACAGTATTGTCATCATAATTTCCACTTATAAATGGATTTATTTGATATTCAGAATTTATTGAGAATGATTGAGCGACATCCCCATCTATTCTTTGTCCTGTTCTTGAGAAGAATTGATTGATTGATGCGGATCCTGCTTGGAACAATTGTTGTCCCCAAGTTGCGTTAACTAATCTTGAAATTATCCCTAATTGTAAAACATCCGAACTGTCATTATATGATGTACTCATAAAAGAATTACCAATATACCTACCTTCAAATTCAGATGATGAGCATATTTCAGAGATAAATTCATCTCTCTTACCCATATCTAAAATAGTTGTTGGGAAAAGTATCTGTCTTGAATTTGCGGAATCATCAGGAGATGATGTACCAAATATTGATGTTGGTATTGGAGATGGCGCACCTATAAAATCATTACCATTCCAAGGAGAACTACGATAATAGAAATTATTACTTACATCATTATAGATAACAATATCATCACAGTATTTATAACGAGCTTGACCTAAAGAATTAAATACCGTTTGTTTATTAAATGACGGCATATATAGAGTACCATTTATCCAATTGTTTTGGAACATATGACTAAACACCCCTCTACAAGCCGCAAACATAACATTAAATCTTGCTTTCCATTCTAAAAATAAATTTATGTCGTTTCCAAGTTCCGCAACATACGGCTTATTTAAAAGATAATAACAACCGCCAACAACTTTATCAATTTGATCACAACTACTATTAACAGTAAAACCAGTTCCGTATCCTGTATAACATTCTAAACTAACCATATTTTCACAAGTTAAAGACGTGAATAAGGTTGGGTTTCCATCAACATCAGAAATATTACCAGATGAAGTATCTGAAGTTATATTAACAGTTTCGGTAAATCCAATAACACCTTCGTCAGGTATTTTATAATATGTGAAATTGTTATTTTGATGAAGAGCAAAATAATTATTAGTACCTTGATCAACAGAAGTTGAGATAGGTAATCTATCACTTCTCATTACAATTTTAAGTCTATCGTTAAAATTTAATGTTCCCATATATGGGAAAGCTCCGCTAGGGGCATATAAAAGATATGCTGGCGAATATAAATGCCAATATGTTAATGGAGATCCAACATCAGGTGTTGGATCTGATGTTGAAGTATATATAAATGACCCTCCACCAACATAATAATTTGTTAATGGTTGATAATACGCCGAAGAAATAGGTAATAATCTATTTGAAAATGTTATTGTGTTATCGGTATTCAATATGACCCCTAATGGTGTTTCAGTTGGTGACCCATTGTCAGTGAAATTAGTCCAAAAACTAACCCCACCTATAGCTGAATCATCGGTACACAAATAATAATAAGGTAATTCTGACCCTGTGCTTGGGTTATTATTATATTGCGTTAAATCAGGTAAAAACCCATAAGATGGATAAAATAATTGATTATTATTAAATGCCGCGGTGTTATTGTATCTATTATGTATTGCAGGTGTTGTTCCTCCAATAAAACCTCGTATTGGGATATTAAGTTTAAAATTTCCTGTAATAACTTTTTGACCCCAACCTAATCCAAATATTTTAGATAAATCATAACTTATATTTTGTCTTTGGGTATATGTGTCAACTCCTCTTACATAAAATATGATACCCAAATTTCTATAGTTTTGGATTTGTTGTATTGCATTTTTTGATGAACTATAAATCCCGTAACCTAAAGAAGTATCTGTTTCATCAAACCATTCCCCCCATGTGTATCTGGTTAAATGAAGAATATAATTATCTCTAAAACTATTACCACCACCTATTGATGTATCAAGGAAGTCACCTACAGTCATTCCTGTTATACACTGAAAATATTCAATATCAGAAGCAAAACCATAATAACTCTCATTGGTATCTTGTATTATGTTAATTGTTACGGGTGGTAAATTTGTTGACATCGTTGGGTCATTATAATTACCACTAATAATTTGTGTTGATCCTGTAAATGTAGTTCCCGTTATTGAAGTGTTATTAAATTGATTTGTTACCGTTAAACCTGTTAACCTATTCCAATCCCCACTTAATGATGGATTTTGGAATGATAGAATATCCCCTGACTGAATTCCAGTTATAACATTTGGATCTACTAACGTAACAAAAACCTGATCATAAATATCCGCAGACCCGTTAACACTATATTTCATAACATTAAAGTTATTGAAATATTTATCCCTTAAATTAAATGAATTCATTTTTTGAGAGAGAGTTTCCGTTAAAGGATAACCATACAATTCACTACCATTACTCGCTTTATCTGTTATGAATTGTCTTGGAGCTCTTTTAATTGTAACGGTAGGATCCGAATCATCAATACCCGAAAAAATTGATAACCAATCGTTTTGAGCTCCTTGAGCAAGACTAGGATAACTGTTTTGTATAAATGAATAATTAGGTGGACTATTTAATGCGTTTGATGGATTTAAACCAAAGAACAGAGACCTAGTATTAATATCCGCTAAAAATGATGAATTACTATCAACCGCAACCGAACCTGATGGATTTGTTCCTTCACCCTCAACCTCATCATACTCAGTTTTTTTATCTTCACAAGTACAACTATCACAATCGGGATATGATATCATTGGTAATGCAAGTCTTGTAAAGTTTTTTACCTTTAAAATCGCCGGAACAACAATTGCATTGAATAATGCAATTAATCCAAGATAGAACAACAATTTTAAAGCGTTTACCGCAATTAATCCAACCGCAGGGAACGCTCCAACCATTGACGCCCCCGCTTCGTAAGCACTAAATATTAACCAAGCGTTTACCCCAAATATAAAAAACCACTTTAAAACAGGCCATATCAATGCAATAATATGCGCCAAAGATAATAGAACTATTATCGGAAACGTTAAAATATTTAAAAAAATACTTGTAATAAATTGCAAGAAATCAAAATTTCTTTGTCCGTCATTTACGGGAAATTTATTATTTTCACTCTGACAAGATCTTTCAGTTATTTCTTTAATACCTAAATGTCTTGATCTATTTGTACCATTTTTATATCTATCAATAAATGAACTTACAGTATAAATTTTATTATAATGAAATTCATAAAAAGTGTCCTCACAATCAATTGCCGATTGTTTATCAACATAATCATCCCAATCCAAACTAAACGCATATGATTTTATTACTTGAAAATAATCTTCAGGGTAATATGTAAACACAATACTTTGTGGTTGAGTAGGGTCAACAGGATTTGATGTTATCTGAACAGTATTGTTAACAAGTGGTAGTGGAATACTTTCAAAACTCCCACCATAAGGAACACCATTTATTTCAATTGAGAAATTTTCTTGATTATTTATCGCATTACTGAAAACTAACCCACCTTGTGGTATTGTAATTGTTACAACAGTAACACCCACCGCAAATTGGAAATCATAATTTAATGTGGGTAATGATGTTGGGTCAGTATTTGGGTTTGACCATCCGTGTTCTTTCACATTAGGAACAAGATAATTACCTCTCATGAAGTTATTATTCAATCCTTCTTCATTCTGCCATTTTACTTTAAATCTATATTTTGACTTTGTTGGGATACCGACAGTAGGATCATTTGATATAACTTGCTCACCAAATTCATTTGTTGTTATATAATCCAAATTCATTGGTAAATTTGTTAACCAAGTACCATCTCCATCTATAATTTTTCCATCTTCCTCCAAAACATATTGTTCAAGAATAGGATCCCCATTTTGATCCGTTTCAATCGTTTGTCTTATTGATAATATCTGACCTGGCCCTGCAACCAAATCACACATATTACCTGTATTAATTTTTGGTTTACAATTTTTCTTAAGCGAATCTTCATTTGCGGTTGAGACAACTGAACCCATGAAAACTGAAGTAGGTTGTATATTTACATTTGCGGATCCTGTTAAGTCAAAATCAACTCTTGTAATTCCTAATAAACATATCTCAGGTTCTCCCCATAATGGTTGTACTTCAACTATTTTATTTAATGTCACTAGTTGTGGTAGTTCTCTTAAGTTAGTTGATGATTTAAATTTATTACCATTAACTTGTGATTCTGTTGCAATTCCGGCATTTATTAGATCTTGTGGTGATAATGAAAAACAACCAATGTCAGATAAATCAACATCCATAAACACGGTTTGAGTTCCTGTTGGAACTCCGAATATCATATAATCACCACTTTCATTTGTTTTTACGGTAAATTTATAATATTTATCATACACCTCAACCAATGGACTATTAACTAAAACATCTTCTCTTGATGGAAATGTTCCTGTTGCGGCGTGTCCTTGATATGATGGTTCATATGGTAATAAATTATATCTATATCCATCTTCATTCACATCATCAAGAGATGTATATGGATATAATTCAGAAATAATTGGATTATTTTGATCTTCTTCTGATATTGGAATAAAGATTGAAACTTTTGCATTTGGGACACCAAATCCACCATTAACTAATACTCTACCAACAACAACACCATAATCAGAACAAACTCTTGTATATATATCACTTTGGAGTATCTTAAGTGATAAGATCTCCAAGTATTCAAAATCCTGATCTAATTGTATTTTAATGGACTTATCAACACCCGGTTGTGTCCTTATTCTATATGATTTAGGCATCAATTAATCTTTTTTGATAAATAGTTTATTTCCTATTTTCAAAAAATAATTCTTTTATTGTAAAAATAAATCATCAAGAGAAATTCACCGTAGCAAGATTAAGAACTCTAACATTAATATCTGTGTTAGGGTATCTTATTTGATATATTTGGGTCGGTTCTGCAAATATAGTATCAGCAACTAACCCTATCTCTCTTGTTGTAGGATCAGAATATGATTGTGAAGTTTGTGATGATGAATATTGACCCCCAACTTGATTAAAGAACTTCATGTCAGAAATACTAATAACCCCATTTTCACTTTGTATTTGTCTTCTTAATTCTGAAACATATACATTTTCACCCATTTGCCTTTGTAAGGGGCTAAAATAATTTGTTATAAGTTCAATAATTTTTGCAACCACAACTCCTTGATTTTGACTTGCATCAAGAACCACATCAACATTAACACTCAAATCAATAACATTTGCCGATTCAATTGAGATATAATCGTTTATCATTCTATAGTTTGATAAATAATTTGCAACATTATTTTTTAATGTGTTTGATATAACTTCAGTTAATTTACCTGTTGAGTCGTATGATAACATTTTAACTTTAATTTTATTATTTTCTTCGGTAATTGCAACTTTACCAGGAGCACCAAATTGTGAAGGCATATTTCTTATAATTGATTCATAATCATTAATCGTAACCGCCCTATTTTGAGCGGCAAAGTTATAACTAACATATTGTCTAACTTCCTCCGTTGTCGGAGCATTTGATCCTCCGATTGCTGCGGTAACATTGTTACAAGTTAAAGAATTAACGACAGTTGTGTTTGTTGATTCAGAAGGCCCATTCACAAAAAATGACACAGTTCCAATCTGATTTATAACGTTAACACCTAAATTGGTTGCTTGCCCACCACCAACTCTATATTGTACAAACAAGGTTGTATTTGCCTTTAATGCGGATCCAAGGGCTAAATTATTTATATACTTACTTAAATCCAAATTAAAACCATTTCTCGCAAATTCTCTTAATTGTTCATCAGCGGAAACATTACCACCACCAAAAGTCATTTTTAAGAAACCTTCAGGAGTATATTCAGTTATAAATTTACTATCTGTTGTTATATATTTCCCAACTTTAACCCCTGGTTGATCTGACACTTTTGTTGGGTCTTCAATGAAGACTCTGTTTTCTGCTAACGCAGGAACTTCATACCACCTGTTATTTAATCCCAAGAATTCTTGAGCTGTCGGTACATTAGTATATTGTGTCCCATCTTTTAATAAAACACTTGTTATACCTAATACATTTTTTTCAGGTAAAAATAATTCAAAGAATGGTTTAATATCATTTGGACTTATTGTTCTTTTGAATACCTTTGTAATTCCATTTACAACAACTTCTCGTTTAACTATGGTGTAGTTTAGTAATTTACCACTACCATCAAAATTAGGTATTTTTAGTCTATTTGGGGATCCTTCAGCATTTACCGCAGAAGAAAAATCAATATCATAAACCGTTTCAAATGGTTGACCAGCCCCATTAACCTGTGATCCTCTTCTTAATATTCCACAATATCTTAAATCTTCTTTATCACCAAACGCAGGAACTGTAATTGAGAAATCAACCAAAGCAACAGATGGTCTTTGTCCCGGTATTTTTAAACCATAAGTTCTTGCAATATTATATATTGATGATTTTTGTTGAGCATATTGTAATACAGTTTCTTGTATACTTCTATCAATATTAAAATGTAGGTTATCAGTAACCGCAGCATTTAAATCTAATAGAACGGAGAAAATACCCGCATCATTGAAGTTTTGGATTAGATCGGGGTAATAAGTTCTTGTAAAATTAATTAATTCGGTTCTTATCCCTTGAAAATCTCTGGTTGTATATGATATTTTTTTGTTTGCCATAACAATTATATATTAATGATCACAAAATCACTTGATTCAAATGCTGAATTTGTGTTTTTATAATCTATTCTTATTTTTGCGGTATGTTCCAATTGAGATATGTTTGGTACGGTATACTCTCTATTACCTTCACCATTCACATAAGTCCCTTTGTTTTCCTCCCCATCGGAAGCGTCGGTTATTTTTATATTAGTTATTGTTATTCCAGGTAAATAGGTTTCAACCGATTGTCTTATTTCTGATTCAATTTCACTGAACGTAGGCCCATCTAATGGTTCAAAAATGTATTCATACAATCTACTACCAAAATCAGGTAAAAAATATCTAGTACCTTTTTTACTTAAAAGTAGATGAACCAAATTATTTCTTATTTCCTCATCAGGTGTGTCAGAACAATCCAAATATTTACCAACGTAAGAATCTAAAAAAGGAAAACTAATACCATATGTAATACCATTTGCCATATAACATAAATATACTGTTAGAATATTTTTAATTAAATAAAAAAATCACAACTCATTGTTGTGATTTCTGTAAGTTTGTAGTACCTCTCTGATGTCTAGGTTCATATGGACAATTTAAACATCCACTACCGCAACATTTACCTCTTCTTATGTGATAAGATTCGGTCATAACCATTCTTCCTTCTTTATCGTAGTAAAAATCACTTGGAAGGAGTTTGGGTGTTACAAACTCCTTCACAAATAATTCTTGTATCCAATCTTTAGATGAGTGAACTGTCATAACTTATACTATTTCACAAGCTCCACCGGCACAAGCCGCCTCACCACGAAGATCTGTATTATCTTGTAATTCAACAACCTTTGTTAAATCTACATCATTTAATGTATTAAGTAATTTTTCAAAGGTTTCTTTATCACAATCCTCAAACGGTGCTTGGGTATATGTCCCACCATTATAGGGTAATACCGAAAGACCATTATAATGATCTCTGTTATTCCACATCCAATCACCAACAAGATCCCACTCATCTTCCTTAATAGAAACTGTTGCAGATACGTTGTGAGTATTTTGACCAGTTCTATGTCCAGATCTAACCCATTCTTGTGAAACTTTCTTCACTCTTTCCAACATTTGGAATACAGATTCGTGTCTCAATATTGATCCTTCAGGTGATTTTTGAGGGATTGTAATAACCGCAGTATCATGAGGTCGGAAGAACTCATCTTCAATAAGTTCAGGATGATAAATTGATAGGTAAGTATAGATCGCCTCATTCTTACCTACTCTAATTCTTCTTAGATAATAATCATTATGCCAAGCATGAATACCCGATGAGGTTCCAAGGACAAGTGATGATGTTCCTGAAGGTTTTACTGTTGTTGTTCTTGCGGCTTTATTAATACCAATCAAAGAAGCAACTCTCTCATTCTCCTCTTTAACCGCCTTTGCTGCTGCTTTCATATCATAACCCAAAACAACACCAGATCCAATACCCGTCATTCCAACACCAATAAGGGCATCCTTTTCCGTTGTTCTTTTCCATACATCACGAAGATAATGGAAATCGGTATAACCCGCCTGTAGAGTACCAATAAAAGCCGCTCCTCTAACTCTCTTATCAAAATCCTCTTGTGATTCAATATCAGAAGCATTTACCTCACAAAGATTACAGAACTGATATGGACGAAGTGCAATCTCACAACATGGGTTTGTACCCCAATCCTTATCGTTAGATAGGTAAATACCCGGTTCACCCGCTCCTGACAATTCAATTCTCTTCCATAGATCCATAAAATATTCTTGAGTAATTTTATGTCTCAAAAGAACCGCAGAATTGTTTGCTCTACCTCTTTGTGGGTTTTGTTCCCACCACGCCCCAGACTTACATGAAATCATTTCATCATCATCTGCGGAGAATAGTGAAATAAGTGCCGCTCTACGAATACCTCCCGCAAGAACCGCATCCGCAATATGACATACAATATCATGTACTTCAATAGGGGAAAGTTTCTCATTATCATTCTTTGCGTCCAAAACTTTTTTAATGTTATGAATACAATCTTTAAGTGGTTGAGGTCCTGGTGCTTTTCCTCCTGATGTTACTAAAAGAGCTCCTTTATGACGAATATCAGAAAAATCAAAAATAGGTGTTGATGACTTGTGTCCAAAATATGACTCAAGTAATACTTTAATTGCATCTGCCCACCCTTCAATACTATCACCGATCAGATATCTTCTTGTTCTATTTGGATTTGGTTTTAAAATTTCAGGTAGTTTGTCTACGTGATGTTTTTGTACTGAGAACCCAACTCCAGTTCCACCTAAAAGAAGGAACATTGTTTCTGAAAACGCATCCACATGATCAATAGGTAGATATGCACAATTGTAGATTCTATTTGGTGAAATTTCAATTGGTTTACCTCCAAACTGAAGTGATCTCATAGATGGTAAAATCTTTTTATCGTACACCATCTTATATACCTCTTCAATCTCATCTTTAATTTGAGGGTATTTTTTTTGGTGCATTTCTTTATTTCTTGTCACCAGTTCTTCCCAAGTTTCTCTTCTTTGTTTTTCGGGATCATATTTCGCATATTTCATATACACGGTAATATCACTCAATATTTTCTGTGAAATGTCCATTTTTTTTAATTTAATTTGTTTATTAATTTTTTGATTCTTTTTGTTTTCTTTTTTCCATCAACTCTTTAACTCGTTGACGTTGTCTTTCTTCTTTTTGTTCTTCAATACCTAAAAATGTCATTGAACTTTCGGTATCAATCTCAAGCATTGAGTTGTCAAACTTACAATTTTCAAACACCACACCATCATCTCCGATACGAGACTTGGTAATTGCAATTGTGGCTAATTTTAGTTCTTTCTGTTGTAATGTTTTTGCAACAGAAATAATTACGTGTCCAACTTGAGCTTTTTTAATTGATCCTCCCATTTGATCTGTTGTAACAACTTCCGATGAGATTGAAGATCTATTTCCTTGAGTTGCAGTCCATCCAACAATGTTCAATTCATGACACATTGCTTCAAAACCTCTCATTACAGATCCTTCGCTCTTCCATTCATCACCTAAATTTTTGTCAGGAACAACACAATCAATATAATCTAAAACAACCATATCTATTTTATTACCATCTGCAATCATTTTTCTGATTTCGTTTTTGATCTGCAACATTGTTTTTGTGTCAGATGGTAATTTTTTTAAGATTAGTTGATTAGGCATTTCTTTTTGAATCTCATCCAATTTGTTGAGAACTTCTTCTTTTTTGTCTGACAATTCGTCAGGATGAATCTTAGTCCAAAGAGTAATGTGTTTACGCTGAATTATCTTTGGGTTATCCTCAAAAAAGATCTGAAGTACGTTATTACCTAAGTTAAATGCGTGATTTGAGATCTTGGTTAAGAATGTTGATTTTCCAACCCCAGTTGGTGCCAATATAACACCAATCTCACCCTTAGCCAAACCACCTTTTAGTAGTCTGTCAATACCAGGAATTCCCATTGGGATTGGGTGTCTGTAATCATCATCCAACACCTGATCCAAATTACTAAACACATTTAAATTACTAATGTCTTTTTCACCAACCTGAAGAGCTTCTCTAAACATTTCCTCAATGGTATCATAACTTTCAAATTCTCCACCATCAACAATTTTTTGAGCTTTGGTCATTACTTTAACAACCTCTTGTTGCTTACAAAATTTAAGAGCCTTTTCTTGTACAAAATCCCCTCCATCTATAGGTGCGTCCTTAATTTTACCGATCATATCCAATACAATTTTGGATGCAACCTCTTGTTGTAATTCGGATTTAGTAATTTGTTCTAGTGTGTCAAATGAAGGTGTGTGGTTATACTTTTTATAGTATTCCTTAATCATTTGGATGATTAATTTAAAGTACTTATTTTCAAAATAAGTTGGTGAAATTACATCAATAATAGAATGTGCAAATTCTTTGTCTAAAATAATTTGATTCAATAATTGAATCTGAAAATTACTCCCTAAATAATCAAAATTTTTCTTTGTCGCCATAGTTTTTTTTCTCCCTTGTAAAGATAAATACTATCAAGCTATATTAAATCCAGCGTATTCAAAATTAAAATTTTTACCTGAAAAAATGTCAGTTAGATCAGATAATATACCTTTTAGGTACGGGCGTAGGTCTACGGTGTATCTTACCTTTGGTGGGTATAGTTTAGCGTCAAATATTCTATGACAAATTGTCATATCTGATGTCTTAATAATCATATGATAATTCTCATCTCCATCGGTATAAGACGTATTTAAAATTTCAGGATTCTCCTGAATTTCGTATTGATTTTCCAACATATAAACAACCGTTCTCATCTTGAGATCTTTTTTCATGTTGTCGCATACCTGTTTTACATAATCATATAATTCCATAGATTTTTTAGATTCGGGATTAAAATCTCTAACATTAAAAAATCTTTGTACGATAATACTCTCGTTACATTTCAAAAGGAATTCAACTTTTGTAAATTCTTGTTCTCTCATACTTTTCATTTTTTGTTTCTGTAATTTGTTTTTTCTTTTCTTGTTAATTTTAAAAATGGTTTTAAAAACTCAACCCAATTGTCATCACCTTTTGGTAAGTACTTAAAAAATCCGTCATCCATCATCATTCTAATCAGATTTCTATATCCTCTACCATCAGGATCTAAACTTTCGGAATAGTATTGTTTAACCAATTCTTTACCTTCTTCTGTTATCATTGGTTTAGATAAATCAACCAACTTTTCATTTATTTCATAAAACTTATTCCCAAAAATACCATCTTTTGTTTTACCAACTATTAGATTGTTTAAAACAACACTTTTAGTTTGTTCTTGGAGTAATGTTTTACCCTTTGTTAAAATATCAGTAAATGAAATCTCTGAATCAAGTATTTCAGGGAATAATTTTATTAATGTTTTTTCTCCCATTAAACTTATTCCATCAATATTATCGGATGTATCACCAGCAAGTATTTTAAATGTTTTTACGTTGTAGTGTGGTATACTACAATCCTTAAATTTAATGTTATCCCCAACCCTATAATATCTTTTTTGTTGTGGTGAATATATGGATACATTACTTGAAATTAATTGCGTGAGATCCTTATCGCTTGAGAATATAGTTTTGTGTTCATCTGATGATATTTGACAATAATAAGCAATTAAATCATCCGCTTCAGCATTTTCAACTTCAAGTTGTCTAACAAACATTTCTTCCAAATATTGTTTTATTCTATTTTTTTGGTTAAGAAATGAATTTTCTTTTTCTTCAGTATATGAAGACTTTCTATTTCCCTTATACTTTGGGTATAATAGTTTTCTTTGGGATGAATTTTTATCTCCATCCCAAAAGACAACTACTTTATTAAAGTTTGTTTCCTCTAAAAATTTACGTAAGGTGTTTAAAAAATGCCAAGTTCCACCAACGTGTTCTGATCCATTAAAGAAATCTTTAACACCGTGAAATCCTATTTTTAACAAATTGTTACCATCAACAATAAGTGTTTTGGTCATTATAATTTTTTTAAATTGTTTGACAATCAATCTTCTTCTTCATTGGTGGATACATACTCATCTTTAAACTTAATTTCTCCATCTCCTCCAAGAATTTTATTCCAATAATCCGAATAATCCTTTTTATATGAATCCAACGCTGCTTTATCATCTTTTATATATCCTTGAGGTACGGCAATTATTTTACCGTCTTTATATGAAATACCATTTACGTGATTTTTAAGAACCGATATTTTCGTTCTAATCGCATAAGACACGGTTCTACCGTTTTTAGTTGCGGTAATATGATTAATACCCGCCTTTTTCTGATTTCCAAATAGGAACACAAATGAACACGCCAACCAAAGTGCCTCACCACCCTTTGCCTTGATTTCAGGCTGACCAAATGGGTTATCAGGTAGATCAACCCAAGGCTGATTAACAACAACCATTGTGTTATAGTATGGATAATCTTCCTTCTTTGATTTGGCAATCCTTGAGTGAATTCCCATACCTATTTTATCCGCCAAAGCCGCGGCATTGTGTTGTTTACCACCTTTACCATCATATGTCATTTTACATGGGATAGATCCGACAGAGTCCCATAAAAATAACAAATTATAAGGTATATCCCCTTTTTCTTGAGCGTCAATCAAATCATTGATAAAATCAGTTACTTGCTCAATATAATCAAAAGAATCATTAAAAATGAACATTCCATCCCAATCACCTTCTTCTGTTTGTTCCGCTTCTAACCCTAATTCAACTGCGTGTTTCCAAGACCATTTTCTTTCAGTAATGATAAAAACAGGAAGATGACCCTTTTTTTGTGCATCTGCCGCCGCCAAAATCATTGCGGTTGTTTTAGATGAATTTGAGTGTCCCAAAAACATATTTATACCACCCATAATAGGCCCAGGTAAACCACAAGCATCCATAAACGCTTCACCACAATTATAATATGACTCAGGTTTGTATTTTGTTTTTGTTGAGTATTTACTCTTTATTGACTCTAACGTTATTTCTTTTTTCTTAATTGCCATAGTTAAATCTGTTTTTTAAAAAGATAAAAAAAGGTAGTGACATTGTAAATCACTACCTACGATATAGGATATCTTTTTTTTAGAATGGTAACTCTTCATCTACCTCTTCATCTACTTGTGGATCAACAGATGGTTTTGACTCTGATTTTGTACCTCCAATTGATGTTTCCCCAACTTCGTCGTTTGAGTAAACGTATCCTCCTTTTTCGGAATCCCAACGTGGAGTTTCTCCTCTTGCAATTGCCTCAAGATACTCAACAGGTTTCTTTGAATAGACATCTTCCCAAGTTAATTCATCATTAACCCAAGAATCTGCAGTTTCCTTGTCTTCGTGGATTGGTGCAGGATCATCATACATTACTGTTTGGATCACAGTATAAACCGCACCTTTAGGTGTTTTCGCTTTGGTCAATTCCAAAATCAAATCACGTCCTTTATCAGAATCAGTAATATCACCTTTTGCCTTCCAAATAGGAATAATCTTATCAAGAATTCCTTCTTGTTTGTAATTGTGTTTAAAACGCCAAAATTTAACACCATCTTGCTCGTTATCACGATCAACTACTTTTACAATATAAAATTTACGAGCTTTATATTGTTTAGCAAGTTCTTTGTCGGAATCTTTTCCTGTTGACATAAGTTCCTCATAAACTTCATTAAGAGGTGAACGTTCATTGTCATTTTTTCCCGGATCATAAAACTTTTGCCATTTTCCGTCCACAAGGATCTCGTGGAACCATACTTCTTTGAACGGTGAAGATCCGTCTAATGTAGGTAGAATACGAACTCGTTTCTGACCTTGCTTTTCGCTGTCTTTAAGAATTGCCGCGAAATACTTCTTCATTCTTTCATCTTGAGACATTTTTGAGGTAGAAGATGAACTACCTTGTTTTGAGTTCTCATACTGAGCCAAAACTGAATCTAAAACATTGTTTGTCGCCATATATATTAAATTAAAAGTTTACGTAGAAAATATAACTGTATAAAAGTAAATTGTCAAATAAAAAATCGTAATTATGAAAGGGATTTCTCCCTTTCGTTATTACGGCATCATATCTTCGTCATCATAAGTATCAAAAGTTGTTTTAATTTCTTTTGGTGAAAAATCTTCAACCTCATCAGTAGTTAAAACATATTCATTTTTTCCAGATTTTTCCATGTCTTCCATTTTGTCATCAAAAAAATCTGATAATTTTTGATTAAATGGACCTGAATCCAAACTTCTCAATTCCAATTTTTCTTCAGGTGTTTTAGGTCTATATTTTTCAACTTTTTGTTCAAGTGAATTGATTGCCCCAACCAACTTATCCATCTCACCCAATCTACTCTCAAGATTTTCTAATTGACTAAATAATTGATTAAAATATTCTTCTTGTTTTTGTTCAAGATTTTTTTGAGAATCAACTAAATCAGTTATTTCAAGTTCCTCTTTATCCTCTTCTTCTTTACCAACTTCTTCAACGTCAGGATCTGTTGCAACATCAATAGGTTGTGGTGTTTCAGCTGCCGGTGGTTCTGGTGCTGGAGGAACTGCCCCTTCAGGTGCGGGAGCTTCTCCTACGGGTGGAGCTCCAAGATCAGGTGCCGGAACTTCTCCGGTAGGTGGTGGTGGTAATTCACCAGCTTCTTGTTCTAAAATGTAGTTATTAATTGAATTGTGTCTTCTAATTTCTTCAATTATTCTATCGTCTATTTTCATTTCTTAACCATTTAAAAGTTGTTTAATACCTGACTTGGTTTCTACTTGTATTTTTTTATTTGTATTCATTGTATTATCAACTCTTTCAATTAGACCATCTTTCATTCTAACTGTATAACAATCTCCTGTGTCCAAATCACACACTTCTTTAAATCCGTTACCGGCATCTTTCTCTGATATTCTTGTGTTCTTACCAAGATAATTATCTAAAATAAATTTTACGCTCATAATTATTGTTTTATTATAAATATCATTAATTACAGAAAAATTTACTTTTTTAACTTATCAATTGTATATACTCTTTATACGCAGATTCAAATATATTTTCAATCGTAGACTTATCTTGTTCAATTAATTTATCAAACAGATCTGCATTCTCTTTAGATGGGTAATTATCCATATAGAATTTTGTTAAACCTTGAGAATAGTAAACATCATTATTATTAAAATTAATACCATTTATTGATGTTATATATTTTGAGATCATAAATCTTACGTACGATTCAAACGTATTAAAAGTTGCTATCGGTAAATTCTCACTCGCTTGACAAAAATATTTAGATGTCATTATATTATCTAAACCTTCACCAAATGGTTTTGTTAATGGTATTAAAGAATAATTGTTTCCATAAGTTTCAAATTTTTCAACAGGACTTAACATTAATGTCATTATACCGTAAATGAATCCTCCAACTTTTTTAGCCTCATTTTCCGGAATTTTAAATTCTGTATTCATGATATTAGTAATTGTTTGAGCCGCAGTTTTCTTATTAATATTGGTTTTTGTAATATTCTCATCAACCGTATAATTTTTATATGCCTCAGCCAAATATGTAGAACAATTCTGATTTGAAGATAAAGTTGCATTATTGGTTCTTTTTGCATCATTGACTTTACCGCTTGTTTGTGATATTGTATTCAATTGATTTTTTTGAGATTCTCTATCTTTTTCTGTAATTTGTTCTTGTATGTTCTTTAAAATATTTGTTGTTAACGATTGGATATATGTCTCTATTTTAGGGATACTATAGAATGGTTGTCTTTGACCTTCAAATGTCGTATCAAACCCATTTTCAGATATTCTATGTGTTACTTTTGTGATCATATAAGGCCCACTGAACATAGGAACGTTTCTTAAATTAAAATACATTGTTGGTTGTATAAGAGCATTACCCATCATATCAATAGAACACTTATAACTCCTATTCTTATATACATTATATAAGGAAACACTTTGTGAATAACCCGCTCTGTTTCTAGATAAATTAGCCATTTGATTTAACACCTCCAAAGATTCTGCGGTTGGTTGACCAGGATCTTGTGATATATCAAACTGCTTAAATATCTGTTGATTTTGAGGCCCAATATCAACATTAAATCCAACAACTTTGTTTGATTTATCCCAATTTGTCTTATTTGTTAAATTTTCTAAAAGAGGATTATCAGAAGATCTTCTCAAATCAAATGCATCGTCTCTATATCTATAATCAACATTCTCATTCAAATTTAAATGCTGACTTGGTTTCCAAGCGTAGATACATAAAAACTTTGGTGATGTTTCTCTATAATCAACATTTAAAAATGTTCCGAATAAAGAATTTGCAAATTCTAAAGTTCCTTCAGGTTTTGGTGTTGGGTTTTTACTTACATCTCTAACATTATAAAAATTAGCGTATGCCGGTAATGAAAAACTAACAAAGTTATTTTCTGTTAAAATTGTATTAACAATACTTAAAAGACTATTTTTATAATCAGAAGATTCAATCAAGTTTTTTAACTTGAAGACATCCACATATACTTGTTGACCAACGTCTCTACTTGCTCTATCCACAATTAAAACATCTTCAAATAATGTTTTAGTTTTAAAATCTCCACCAGAAATCCATTTATCATTTATTGATTTAAATAATTCCCAAGTTTCATATCTTGTTTGTTCACCCTCAACTCTATCCGCTCTTACATTATTATTTACAGGACTAACATTAACTGAAGGTAATTTTTTCCTTAAGTTTGTTAATTCAATGTTTAATAGAGTATTAATGTATGTTGTATTTTTATTTAAATAATCATTCATTAAACCATAAAATTCGGTAGGTGTTATATTTGGGTTTTTAAGTTTTTGAGTTGCATATATTTTAACTATTGGAGCAAATGTCTTTACACTTGTTTCAGTAAACTCAACATTCATATCCACAAAGAAATCCGTAATATAAGATCCATTATCCGTATACGCCAATTCAGGTATTTCAGAGAACCCAACATACGTTTCCAAATCTCTCCAAGTTTGTGGATTCTGAGTTTTAGATTGAGCAAGAGTTAATGATCCCCCTGCGGTTGGTAAACTATTTGGTGATCCTTGGAAATATCCCTGATATGTGTATGGATCCTCAATATATTGAGTTGAGAATGTATAAAACAATTTTCTATCAAAAAATGATGGGTTTCCATGTTTAACAGTAACTTTATACTCCATAAAATTACTAATATATTTTGAGAAATTTGATATTTGTAATTCTTGTATTTCATCAATAATAACATCACCATTTAATACATTACCAACAGGTTTTGTTAATTTCATAACTTGTCTCATCAAAGCTTGGAAATTTTGTTCTACTTTATATGAGGTTGGGTCTACAGGTGAAGTTTCAGGTAATGTATTTGTAAAATCATATACAGATCTACTAAAGTTCAAAAATTCAGTTTCTAATATGTCTAATATTTCTTTATCAAAAGTAGTAAACATTTCACTTATTGAAGTGTAATCATCTGATGCTCCATTTATTGAAAAACTTTGTTGTTGTGATTCATTGTTAAAAATCTGTTTTAAATATTTTTCAGGAGTTGGTTTTGTTAGTTTACCATTATCAAAATATCCATAATTTGGTGCTTTCCAAAATAATCTAACGGATCCATTATACATCGCAGGATTATCTTTAACTTCGGTAAATAATTCACCATTTGTTTTAAAACATTCATCATTTGTTTGATTTACTCTTGATCCAAATGATGGTAAAGGATAAACACCAGTTCCATCTGAGGTTTCAATATAACAACTCCAAGGTGTTATTTGTAAAGATCTATTTGGATTTCCATTATCAAAACCTGCGGATTTAACAATATTTGATGTTGTTGTTTTTTTAACATATAGTCCATTATTAATCGCATCTTGTATTGATGAACTTGTATATCCCGCAACAGAATAATTTGTCACAATAAACCCAATTGGTGAGGTAATGTCCTGCGGAAAGTTAACGGTATAAGTACCAACACCACCTAAAGTACCATTTATTTGATTTATAATTGTTGTCCCTAATAACACACTATCACCACTTAATACTAATCCAGGGAATAGGTCATTACTTGAAACTGATAATACCTCTAATGTAGTTCCTGATATTGTACAAGTTCCATTTATTTGTGCCACAGAACTGAAAGCTCTAACTCCCTGATAGAAGACATTAAAATCGTCAATAACTTTTGGATAGAATCCCGTATTAATATATGTTTGTGTTAATGATCCACTTACGATATCATCTTGTAATATCATATTATATGGATTACCATCAATTTGTAATTGGTAATTTGTTGTACTTGCACTTGTTAAAGGATCAAAATTATCCAAATAATTAAAATCACCCCAAACCTCATCTAAAAAGTCTACACCATTATTTATCCAATTTTTGTATCTATGCCATATACCACCATATTTTAATACCCAAGCATATGGTAATTTATGAATCGCACCATACTTCTTAATTGTAGAAACAATATAATCTAAATCATTTGAGCTTTGATTTTCATTATATTCTTTATATTTTTCTCTTAAAGTTCCAAGCGGTAAACTATTCAAAAATAAATAAGCCGCTGATTTATATGGATAAAGATCATTTAAATTATACCTGTAATTATAAACACCTTTTTGAATTGCATTTATAAAATATGGCGTATTCAACATTGAGGTCGTTTGATTTTCCACTAATTTGTTTGTGTAATCAAAATAGTTAACATTACCTTCAGTTATATATTGATCTTTTATTTCTCTGTTCTCATAAAAAGATTCTAGATTTGTTAAATCAAGTGTTTGGGTAAAAACATTACTATTACTCTTATAACAAAAAGATGTTACCGGTTGTTTGTCTTTACCATTTTGAATAAAATTTGTTATTATTTTATGTGTATTATTGTATTCTAAAACCTGAGTCGTTTTAAATACTTGTTCAGCATTTTGGATCTGATTAGCATCTGCCAAATAATTATTTACCCAACCCAAATTTGTTATTGGATATAGATCAGTAAAATCATAGTTTTCAACTATATTTGAATCTCCAAAATATTTCTCAACCTGTTCAGTATTTTTTAGTGATGCTAATGGTTGAGATTTATCGTTATCAAATATATCTTGATTTATTAATAAAAAGGGTGTATTAACATCATTTTTGATATATGGAGTATTAAACTCACCTCTAATATAATTTTGCCAAGAATCTCCAGATCCACCATTAGAAATATGCTTTAAGAAACCAACATAGTTAGAAGAATTTAAATCATACTCCTTAAGTTTTTTAGTTAAGAAAGGATTATCGCTCCCCAAAGCATTAATCATATTTAATACTTCCGATTCAGAATAAAATTCTGTCATATTATATAGGACATTTGAATCTCTCCCTAATTTACTATATAACGCATTTAATAGTAATCTTTCATATATTTCATAGAAAAATTTAACTTCTTCCGTATTTTGATAAACTTCATTATCTATAGGGAATTCAATAGCATTAAAACTCAATCTATTTGGTTTTGTTTGAGCGTTTGATAATGTTTGTGGAAATTGTGGTGGAACCTCTCTTTCAATTGTTGCCTTCAAAAACTCTTCCACAAATTGGACTTCAGGCCATATTTCAGGTGAGTACGCCCTAATTTTAGCGGCAATAGAACTATTGCCAGGATAAACTAACTCATATTTATCTCCGTTATCTTTTAAATTGTTTTCAATAATTAATTGAGGCCAAGGATAAATTGGTGTATCTAACACTCCAATGTCTTTAATGTCAACACTATTAACCGTTGATGAGTTTGAATATATCGCCTGTTTACGATATATGTCATCCCTCAAGTCCCAAGCCTTTGTATGAACCTCATCCATTAATCTTAAAAACGCTTCACCTTGAGCAAAGAATACCGCAAGTACATTTCTTACAGTTGGTGTAAATCCTAATCCACCATCTTTAACGCTTTTTGATATTTGATTAGTAAGATCTTTTGTTAAACCTTCCTCTACCGATTGTTTATTTTTCTGATAATTTTCAGCAATAGTTGATGTTTTATCTAAAAAAGAATTTTTACCTTCAAAATAAAATTTAGGCCCATCATTAAACTGAGTGTTTAAGTAAGAAATAAATTGAGTATTTCCAGTTCCAGGTAGTTCTTTATTATTGTTCCTTTGAGAATATGTTCTTTTTTCATCAATATCATTGATTGTAAAATTAGAATAAAAAGTACTATTCTCAATTTTATTTATATCTAAACTTATGTTAACGGGTATACTATTTGGTTTTCCATCACCCAAAGTATTATTACCTCTTAAACCTGAATTAAATTTTTTAACAACACCAGAAAGTTCTGTTAATGCCGTTTGTCTTGCTTGTGGGTTATTATATTCTTTTTTAAATTGATAAATAACATACCCATTTTTTTGATTTGTTTGTGGTTTTGTTACAAATGGATTTTGGAAATCTAAATATTTTCTTGCCCATCCTCCGTCCGAGTCAGAATAATAATAAACATAACCTTCATATTGTCTTAATACTTCAGCGTAATCTTTAAGATCATTTAAGACATTTAGATTTGTTTTTGAGTATTTGTCAATGATACTGGTTAATACTTTGTTTAAATTCACCTTTAACTCTTGTATTGTTAATTCAGGGAAATTATCATCAATTAATCCTTTTGCCTTATATTCAGCATATAATTCTTTTATTTTAGAATACCCTCTACTAGACCAAGATTTTGTAACGGTACTATTTTTAGGTCCATTACCTGTTGAACTTTGATCTGTTATTGTAACACTTGATTGATACATTAATGGTGTTGCCCACATCGCTCTCCAATTAATGTCGGACATTATTGTATATTTGTACGTATAAAGTTTTAAAGTTACTCTAAAATTGTGAGTCCCAGGATCAAAACTTGCGTTAAAACTCTGCAACATTAATGGAAGTTTTATTGCCTTACCTAAATAACCTTTTAATGTAAGATAGAATAATGGATATGGTAGTTGGAAGAATGCGGCGTATGGTGAGTTATTACCTCCTTCAAATAAAGCCCTACCTTTTACATCTTCCAAGACAATGTCAATTACAGGTAAAAAGTCTAAACCATAAGATATGTTAATATTTGTTATACCTAATAATCCAGTATCTATAGACCCAACATTACCATTTGATAGTGTTGTCTGTCTAAAAAAATAATCATTATCTTTACCTTCTATTGGAATTTGATCTATTCTTTGTTGATTGATCCCTTTACCAATTAATGTATCTTTACCTGTTATCTCATCAGACCAATCAGTATTTAAAAATTTATTTCCACCCGGATTTAAAAAATTAATTTTACCAACAGATATTGTTCTTACACTATCTTCTAAAGGAACCCCAAGAGCCAATTTAGTTCTTGGTAAAACCGAGCATTCCAAATTAGCGTAAAAAACAAGATTTTCTTGATTTATAAGTCTTTCCTTTGCATTACCATTCTCATCAATAATCTTGTTTGGATCAATTACAGATATGTTTTGGTAATCAAATTCTACTAATATATTTTCTCCGTTATCTACCATAATAGAAGAAGTGGTTATCTAATGTTGTTTTATAGTCTTGTAAAGAACCTAATAAAGGAAAAGGAATTGTCAATACCGCACCATCGGGTATATTAAATTCAAGTCCAGTGTATTGAGGGTTTGCCAACATTATTAACCAACCAAAAAATGGTGAACCATAATATTGTTGTGAAACCTTATCTAATCTTGATATACCAACTTTATAAATATAGTTCTTGTCTGATGATTTTTTTGGTAAATTAACATACGGGACAACAGTCTGTTCTCCATTTAAAATAAATTGACTATATCTATTATAATACTGTAGTGCCATTATACAAATTTAACTTTACCATTATATGTTTTATTACTTACATTCACATTAACATCTGAATATAAATTTTTTAATCTATTCTTTTTCTGTAAATTATTACCAATGTTATCGGTTGTATAAGAAACTTTAGTATCAAATTCAGTTATAGTAAAAGTTTCAAATTGTTTATATACTTCACCTTTTTCTATGTCATCAAATTTTTTAATTTCGGCATCATGTTCTTTTTTGTGTTGCAATTTAATTTCCTCACAAGTTTGTTTTATCGCCTCAATTAAACTTTGATTATCTTTAACTTTATCAACAGAAGTTATTGAATCAACAAATGTATTATATTTATTATCATCTGTAAAAATTGAAGACATAACCATATAGAATCTGTTATTAGCATTTATAGAAATATTGGTTGACGTATCAACAGGAACAAAAAGATTATTTTTTTCATTATAAACATTAGTATTAAATATCATTCCATTTAAAAATGAAATATCGTACCCAAGCAAAGCTCCACCAACATCAGTAATGTAAGTGTTTCGTATTTCGTTAATAACACTATCACCACTTATCAACGTATAAACTTTATAATCTCCACCACCTAATTTAATACCATCAAAACTATCAGATATCACATCCATTTTTCTTAATGTGTAATTATAGTTTTCTTGATATGATGTCATTGTGTTAAGTGGGGTAATAATAGTTAAATTTATCTCTTCTTGCATTTTTGCAACTTCTTCTTGTATCTTTGTTTCTAAATTTCTAATTTGTGCGTTTGTAGCATTATTCTGTGTTTTATATTTATCTTTATTTGATGTTATTGGATCATTATTTAATTTTACATCATCTAATGTTGCTTCTATCAAACTTTTAACTCTTTTTTCAATAGAATTAGATTTACCATAAAGTGGTATGTTAGGTTGAGAATCGTTATACTCACTTATTTCACCTGTTGAAAAGTCTCTATCCAAATAAGCCAATCCCATAATACCATAATTTGTGGTATTTGTTATTGTTTTCAACTGATTGAATATTGTTTTAAAATAGTTTTGTGTTCCGTTTGATAATTCGGTTATTAATGATTTATATTCTATCTCACCAGTTTCAAAAGATCCGTCATTTTGAAGATTTGTAGATAATATCGTACCTACAGTACCTCCTCCAATTTGTGGTTGTTGATTATTTACCTGATTAGTCGTTACGGGAGCAATTGTTGTACTACCACCTTTTACTATTTTTTCAACCAATTGAGCGTCTCTTTCGCTAGTATCTTCAGTTGCAATAGATCTTTCATCATATATTTCAGTATTACCATAATAATTAAATGATAATGCGTTTTGTAATTCTTTAACCGGACCAGCTAATCCGTGTCCACCAATAAAATCAAAATTTAAAGTTATTTTTGCAATCATTGGTTGTACACCAATTCCTTCAGGATTTATGTCAAAAACTAATGGTTCATAACTTATACTCAATGAGTTTGGAACTATTTTAGTATGATAAAAATCACCAATTCTTAATACTAATATTGGTGGAGCACCAAAAGCAGTATTTAACGAATCATTATATTTTGGTTTACCATCAGGCCCAATAACAGGTATTGTTTGACCTGGTCTCATACATTGTTGTAAAAACGTTAATCTACTATTTAATCCTTCAGGTGTTGTTGAGTGGAAAGCCGGACTGAAATATCTAATCTTATCTCTTAAACTATCATATATCATAGGATCTGACTCCTTGATAACATCAAAGTAATCACATTCAGAAAATAAATGTCTTAATATTTTTTTAGATATACCATCTTTAACTTTTTGTATTGGATCAGGATTTGGTACAGGTTTAATAGGCGGTATATCCTTATTCAAATTTGCGTTAGAATCATCTTGAGTTTTATTTTCTTCCTCAACCGTTACATTGTTTTCAATTTTTTCAACAGGTTTTCCAATTGTCGCTATTATCCCATTTATTTTTACTCTACGACAAGCCATAGCAGGAACAGAATACCATTCTCCACCATTTCTATTAATTGGGCCGTTTGGTGTATTATCTCTAATATTTACACCACAATTTATTTTAAATTGAGATCCTCCATCCTTTCCAATAGGACTTACTTCAGCGGTTTCTCCCTGTGGGACTGTCTTTATCATTAGTTTCTGATCTTTTATTAATTGATCAAAACTTGTCCCGTCAATGTTTTGTTTTTTAAACCATTTAATAACTGAATCAATTCTTCTATCAGATAAATATTGATTATATTGTACCTCTTGTATTGGTGATGCCGACCCAAACATCTCAAGTGTAACTGTACCTTTTTTATCAATAATAATTTCTTTTATTTTTGGTAAAAATTCATTTTTAATTTTTTCAAAATTATAAATTACCGTATCATCAAAAAATTTCTGTATACCTTCTTTTGTGAATGGTTCAGTGCTTCCTGACGCATAACATTTTTCAGGAGCCTTAGTAACATAAGCACTATCTCTTAAACTAAGATAAAAATTATAATATTGTTCATAATCATAATTTTGGTTTGCACCTTGATTACTATATGCCCCTCTACCAAGTGGTCCTGCGATTTTCCATTCAGCAGGATCTTGAGGATTCTGTATGTCAGGATTATAATATGGAGAATCATTTTCAAAATAAAATGAATAATTTAAAAATCCGTTAAGATCTGAACAACTAATTTGTTCTTCAGGTGAAGATTCAATAGTAGTTTGACTATCTGGTTGAGTACCTTGTTGTGTATCGTCACTTCCTCCATTACCACCTGCGGTTGGTTCACTCGGTATTTGACTCAATATTATATCCGCCTCTTCTTTTGTGGTTCTCGGATCGTTTAATAATTGTTGATAAGTATATAACTGACTTGTTGGTATTGTATTAAACTTTAACGCTAAATCATATATATCATATTTAACACATCCCGCAAAAAATGAATCCATAATTGAGTTAACCTCATCCGCCTTTCTACCTTTTAATTGTTGACGAATGATTGTATTCATTACAGATGGGTGATCCACAACTATTTTCCAACTTAAACTACCTGTTCTTTGGGTGTTTTTATATGTAAAAATTGGTTCGGGTCTACCTAAAAATGATGTCGGATTCCAATTCGCTCTACTATCTTCACTAAATGAAATATCATATGGTGGGAACCACATTATTCTACCTCCATTTGGTCCTTTTTCACAAGTCGG